GTAAACCTTTTGGAAGCCTACAAAGTTGTTTGCGACCTGTCCTTCCCTGTAATGCTTGTCCATATTCTGATCAGGATTAAACAAGCCTTTCAGTGCATCGATCAGTGCCGCGTTAGACCTTGTTCTTAAAAGTAGGCAACGATCAGAGTACGGTGTTAAGTTTTCTGTCATTCGACTACCCATATCAAGGATGTCTCGCAGATCTGGATCTTCACTAAGGTCAGAGATTTCATTGTAGACCTGTTTGTACATTGAAAGTGCATCGCTCTCCAAGTTCGCCGCGAGGACGGACATTGCAGGTTCGATGTAATTCTCTGAGAACATGGAGATGTCTTGTGTTAGCTCTTGCGAGGTAAAGACCATGTCCACACCCTTTTGTGTTCCTGTGGTTAAGGTAACCGCCTTTTGAGTCACATCAGAAGTACTAAGTGCCGCCCCTGTACGAATTGCGAATTCGTTGGGGAGCTTAATACGAATGGACTCGCCGCCTTTGGCCCCACCAGTCTTATAGCTGTCATCGTATTGGCGATTTACATTGCCGATAAAATTCAACTTCTGGTGGAGTACCATCTGCGCTCGGTTGGTTACCTGATCAACTGTCAGGTTTGTGTTAGCCATATGTTGGGCCTCCTAATGCCCTATCTTTTTCCATATTTATTTTTATACCACGTCGTGTATTCGTCAGATGACATTTTGCCGGGGTCTTTTCTAGCACCACCAGATTTGCCTTTCTTTTTTACTCCGACAGGAATAACTGGCGTGATCTTGTTAGTTGTTTTCTGAATACCCTTCTTGCCCTTTGCCTGCGCCCTATCCCACATCATCGCTTTGTACGTTGTCTCTGCCGCAAATGGGTTCATAGGCCACGTTTTAGCGTGAACCTCTGGGACTCCTTTGCTGACTGCGTAAGCGACAACATCGTTTGCGTGTTTCTTTGAGAAATCCGCGATCTTCCCGTCCATCTGTTGTACCCCTTCGGTGTAGCGTCTTACGTTTTCCTGTCGCTCAACCTCAGTGGCTTGATGTCCGAGTTGGGTCACGTTTGAGAGATGGGTTTCGAACTGTCTCGTTTTTTGTTGAATTGCATTTTGAATCCTTTGCGCCTCAAGATGATCTCTAGAATCTTCTGATCGGAGATAAGGATCAATATCAATTTTTTCAAGTTCAGCGATTTCAGTTTTTAAGGACAACCCTTTAGCGTACTCGTTTAAAGTTTGATTGTTCATTGTTGACAATTTCTGATGGGCAGTATCACGGCTTTCCATGATCTTGCTGGCTTCAGAAAGTGCGGTAAATTTTTTGGTGTAGGATGTTTGAAGCCCATTGCCGTACCGCTGTACTTCCTCGGCAAGCTCTTTAGGCATACCCTTTTTCAGGGAGTTGAATTTGTTCCCACCGAAGTCGAATTGGTATTCTTCATCGTCAGGATCTCCTTCTTCACTGTCATCACCCTCATCGTCTTCTGCCTTTACCTCTTCGGCTCCTTCTTGCGAAGTTTCCTCTTCGGTGTCAGCCTCTTCTGTTTCAGGTGTCGTGGCGACTTCATCTGCTACCTCTTGGTCAGCAATTCCTTCTTCTCTATCGTTGGCGATTGCTGTGGGTTCTTCATTCATCTTGGAACTCCTTGTGAGAATTGTTGTCCAGCGCCTGCACCATTCCCATTCGGTATCGGTTGATTACCTTGTGGGACACTGCCAGCAATTGGCGAAACAATTGGTTGGGTTCCCGACATTTGCGGACTCTGACCTGCGGCTAATCCCGCTGTCATATTCGCCATGCCCGGTATTTGTGTTGCTACAAACTGTTTCAATCTTTCTGCGACTTCTTCTGCTCCTTCAAAATCTAAATGCTGTAATAAAATATCTCCAAGTAGTGGAGCAGAACCCGGCACTTGACGCATTATCTCAATCAAGGTTTCCCTCGTCTCTTCTCGTTTCGATGCGTAAGACGGGCCTGCTTTAACTGTTACATCGTACTTGCCTACATTCAGATCGTATAATCTGTTAGGTGGTTTTGTTTTGTCGAACATGAAATTCCCATTTTCATCTGTCTGCAACCCAGTCCCATCGTACTGCCCATCCATATCTGGTAGTTGGACACCTTGCCCCTCAAGCATCAGATGGGCAACCGATTCCTTGGCATCTTCACCAACAGTCCTGACAACCTGACGCGCTGAGTATATATTTGGAATGATCTCCAGTAAGACTTTACCGAGGTAGGTGATTGATCGTGAGAGGTTATCGACGAAGTGGTAATTTGAAACGTCGGATTCTTTTTGACGTGCAAGGATAGCGCGACCAGATGTTTCATTGGATCTTGCCCCAAGTGAAGGATCATAGATACCGATAATAGCCTTCATGTCATCGGATGCGTGTAGTGAATTTTGTAGTGCGCCTGAGCTTATCATTGGGGGCTGTGCGCGGACAGGAGCTTTATAGCCCTTCTTGTATGTGAGATATGCGATAGATCTTTTGTTCGCGTCTTCCCAATCTTTTTCACCATCAGCAGGGATCGCTCCCTCTTCTACGACCCACGGGTTCTTCGGTTGCATTGCGACGATCTCTGTCTCTGCACTGCGCCAGAAGTTGTACATGATCTGCGAGTCTCTCGCATCTGTTATCATCGACCTGAAGTATCTAAGACCGCGAGACACAACCTCTTCGCCCCACACTGGAATGATCGGGATGTTATCACCGGGCCATTCTGACTCTTCGATTATTTCCTTACCTGTGATAATTCTCTTTACGACCTTGGTTCCTTGAACCGTCCTCGACTGCACTACTTTCAGGCCACGCATCTCAAAAAAGTATGCGATAAGTTCCTCGTCGCCTATGCCTTCAGGAACCTCTATCCCCATTGACTCTCCCCACTGTTTAGCAAGTCCGGGGAGATGATCTTTTCGAATCGCCTTGGTATCAATGACCTCACCGTCTGGTCGTTGGAAGTTGAATCCCTTGATCAACCAGAGTTCATGCTCTTCCTCTTCTTTACAAAAATATTCTGCGACTCGCACACCATGCTCTGTACTTTTCCAAACATTGTAAATATCTTCCTGTGATCCTTCAGAGAAGTCAACTGGCTCTGCGTCAGGATACATCTGCTTAAACTCTGCCTCTGGGTACAGCGAAGAGATAAATCCATATTTCCAGTCTGTCGCATCAAAAGATTCAGTGGTAACGTCCCAGTGTACCGTTAGTGGATCCATGATACGACGAACTACAGCTTCCATCTCGAAGGCTTGTTCATGTGCGTATTCGATGTCCACTCGCATAAACCCAAAGCCACCAGAAACGGCACAGTCAATACTTGTATCGAATGCTTGGTCAGCGTTAGAGTTTCTTAAGATCGCCCTGACTATTCCGTTTAGAACTCTGGCTGTCTCAGGGTCTGCACCATTGTCTATCGGGTTCACTACTATCCCCGGTTTGTTTTGGCGTGACTCGTTGACAACCTGTCGGATAAATGATGGTAATTTATTGATGGTTAGGCAGGGGCGTGATTCGTCCCGTCTAGACTGGGCCACTGCATCGTCCCACTGATCCCCTAGACGACCAAACTCAACGTCCTCTTGATACTTAATGCGGTTGTGGTCAGAGTTATCGTCAGAGTCCTTGAACCTTTCAAGGGCGAGATCTAAATCTGAGGAACCTGTGTCGTACCCAGCTTCTGTATGCTTTCGTTTCTTGCTAGAATTTTTTCTGTCGTTTGCTTCGGAGTTTTCGTAAGCCATTATGTTACCCAAAAAATAAAGGCCACTGATTGCAAGAGGAGGAGGCTCATGAGAAAACCTATGACTTGCGTTCAGTGACCTTCGTGTTTTCCGATTCGGTCTTATCTATTAAGTCTGACTCGGTACGGTACTGTCTTTTTACTTCTATCGTTACGTCGCCCAATGTTCCGGGCTGTTTGTGTATAATTATCTGGTTGACCTGACCTGCGTTTTCAAGCAGACCCCTAATATGTTCTATTGCAGTTTCTGCTTTCATTTATGCCTCGTCAAGTAGATTCTATCGTCATTATTAAATTTATTGAAAAGCTTCGCCTGCGCCCATCTCCCTTAAAAGGGTAGACCGTGTGGTTTAACCACGCTGGGAAAATATAGAAGTCTCCGACCTGTGGCCTAAACATCGTACTGGTATTGCTAAACGACGTTGGCGTTCCGTAGGAAAATTCGATACATCCATCGCTACTCCATTCATCTTCGGGCTCTGCTATCTGTTTTGGTATTTCGAGATATCCGACACAACTGAACAAACAACCGGGGTGACTGTGCATCGGGTTATATTCGCCTGCCACCTGACTAACGAACCAACCATCGACTAGAACTATTTTCTGCTCGCCTTCAACCTGATAGATCCCAACCGACGAAGCCAACGTAGATTTTTGATGATACTCTTTTATAAACTTGCCTAACTTATCAATTACTTTGATCCCAGTGTTGCCATCGAATGCCTGTTGATCTTCAATGACACCAGCTAGATTATGCCCGAAGTCTTCGCTTGTTTTTTCCATACCGAGTTTCATGTACTCGACCAGATCATGCGACATCATTGTCTTCCCAATCAATGGGCCGAATGGTGTGGTGAACCCTCGCTCAAATGCTTTGTGGATTAGTGGGACTTGGGTCTTCATTCTCAATTTGGTAGACGGTTCCTCTATCACCTCTTCAAACTTTTTTTTCTCTGCATCCTGTGGCTTCATGTGAATGTTTTCTTTCGGTTGAAGGTATGGTTCAGTGCATGACACCGTCCGAACCTTTTATTTTTTCTGCATCCTAGAACCTCACTAGCATAAAACCCTTACCAATACTGGTTGATCGAACCGTTCTCAAAAAGCCAAATGTTATAATAGTAGTGTAAGTGGGGATAAGCCCCAATTGTTCTTTAACATTCATAAGGAGAAATCATGTTTAGTAATAAAGAAAATCCTTTCCAGATCTGGTGTTGCAACTCAGAACTCTATGAACGCGATGAAGCTGACATGGGTATGTCCTCTGGTTTCTCAGACTCCCGCAAAGCAGTCGAACACTACAAGGATCAGATCGCACTCTATGGTAATAAGGTCAGGTTTGAGTTCAGGCACTACGGTGTGAATCCGAAGTTCCCTGATTCGTTTAAGATCCTCTAACCATTCCATCCTACCGCTGATCTCCTGCGCCCCTGTTTCTTGGGGCGTGGGATCTCCAGCATATCTCGAAACAATTCTGTGAATCCCCAAACCATCCAGTCAACTCTGTCGGGTGATCCATCTCCCGCATAACCGCCTGCTGTCATCTTACACATCTGCGCTTCCAGTTCTGGATACGCTGAAACATGGCTGATAAGATCCCTTTCGTAGAGTGAACTGATTGGCTCTGCTCTAACGTGTTTACCTCGGCTGGCACGAACCTCAACAATGGGGATGCCGGGCCGCGCTGTCTCCAACGTGTGCCGACACATGTCTCCCCCTTGATTAACCTCGATAACGATAGCATCCGCTTGCCATTTGTCGTAGAGTGCGACTGCCTTTGTTGACCATTCTTTTGGAGTACCTTTCTGCGACCAGTCATCTAGGACGTATCCTCTTTTATCAGTGCCGAGGCCAACGCATCCAATGCCAGTCTCATCCGAGTGGGGTTCATCGCTGACTGCTGGGTCAATTGAGATAACAATACGTTCAAGCTCAGGCAAGTCCCTTCTTCGATTTCTATTGAT